GATCGGAGCGGAACATGAAGAGGACGCGCATGAATCCCTTGGCGGTGTTCTCGGCGAGGGATTTGTCCTGAGTGGTGGCGGGCTGGGCGGTGCGCTCGATGACGCGGGATGCGGCAGCCAGGGCGGAAGCCTCGGCGGCGGTGGGGGAGAGGCCGGCTTTCAATGCCTGGGCGTGGTGGTGGGCGTAGGCGACGGCGGCGGAGATGGTGGTGAAGGCAGCGTCGGCGTAGGCGATGGGAAGGCGGCCGAGTTCGAGTGCCTCCATGAGAAGCGAGGGAGAGGCGGCGGAGGCGTTGAGGAGAGTGCGGTCCTCGGGGGATATGCCTTGGAGAATGCGCTGTTGGACGGCCTCGGAGGTCCAGACGGTGCGGAAGGTGGAGGGATTTTTGAGAAGGCGGGCAATGCCGTGGATGGCATCACGGGCGGGCATTTCGAGGATGAATCCGAAAGCGGCGGGGATCTGCTTCATTAGGACGCCGACATTGTAGGCGAGGCCGACGGCGGCCTGGGTGGCGAGGGATTTCTGGATGAGTTCCGAGAGGGCGGAGAGTTCGGTGGCGCGGAAGTTGCCATCGACTTCGAGGGCATCGAGCCAGGTGGAAAAGACCTGGGCGGCGCGGGAGCCGTAGTTGGCTTCGACGGCGCGGCGGACTTCGGGATTGCGGAAGATGGCGCGGAGGTCGCGGGAGAGTTCGGCGTAGGCGATGAAGTATTCGGTGGCGTCGAGGTGGGACCAGTAGGCGGCGAGGGCGTTGGAATTCTTGGGGCGGGCGAGGTGGTGGGTGCGGGCCTTGGTGAAACCGGCGGCCATGGCGTTCACCTGAGAGGGAGCGCCGTAGGTGTCGAGGGAGTTGGCGGCGCCGGATTCGCTCTTGGCGTCCATGTGCTCGAACTGGCCGGGGGCGTAGTTGCGGATGCGCGGCATGTCGAGGCCGTAGAGGCGGGAGTAAACCGGGTTAAGGCGGGACCATTCGGCGTCGTATTCGTCGCGGAGGTAGTCGGCGAGGTCGAGGGCCTTGGGGTCGATCTGGGCGGCGATGGATTCGATGACGGATGAGGTGAAGCCGTATTTGTCGAGTGCGGGGCGGTATTGCTCTTGGGCGTGGAGTTGGAGGATGTAGAGGGCTTCGAGGTCGGAGGCGCGGTAGGCTCCGGGAGTGCCGCGGCCTTTGAGGCGCTGGAACTGGATGACGTTTTTGCGGAAGGCTCGCTCCTCGTTCTGTGCCTTGAGGCGGAGCATGCGGAAGTCCGCGAGGGCTTGGTTGAGGGAGGTGAGGGCAATGGGATCGGTCTCCCAGCCGACTTTCATGCGGCCGGCGAGGATTTCAACGGCCTGCTCCTCGGTGAGCTTGATGGTCTCGAAGGTGACTCCTTCCTGCAGGGAGATGTTCCAATCGCGGACTTGGGAAAGCTTGTGGAGGATCTGGTTGCGGCGGCGGGAGCGGGAGCGGCCGGTGAGGTTCCAGACGCCGAAGGTGAAGGCGTCGAAGCGGTCACGCGCATCGATGCGGGCGCGGGTGAAGGCGCGATCGGCGGCGCGAACGCGGTCTTGCATGTCGCGTGCGGTCTGGGATTTCGGGAAAATCCACTCCATGACCTGGTGGAACGAGGAGAAGCCGAGGGTCCAGGCGGCAACGGTGTCGAGGAATCCGCGGTCGGCGGTGCGGTCGCGGTGCTTGGCTTGGTCGGCCGGCGGGAGGGAGGCGACGACTTCGCGGATGGCGGCGCGGGTTTCCTCGCGGCGTGCTTCGTCGAGGGTGCGGCGGATGGTGCGGCCTCGGGTGTAGATGCTGAGGAGTTGCTCGTAGGCGTGGGCTTTCTCGCTGGCGGTCTGGCGGGAGAAGTTGCCGAAGGTTTCGAGGATGGTGAACTCAATCTCGGCGGCGGCGAGGGCTTGCTGGGCGGCTTTGATTTCCTCGGTGGTCTGAGGCGTGGCGTTGCGGAGTTGTTCGAGCTTGGCCTCCTGGGCGGCGATGGCGGCGGCGTGGCCGGCGGGATCGAGGACGATGGCGTCAATGACTTGCGCGACCATGCGCTGGGTGTCGGGCGTGAGGCGGCCGCGAATGGATTTGTTTTGGCGGAGGTCGGGCTTGGCGAGGTCGAGGAGAGTCTCGAAGGCCTCGTCGTATTGTTTGGAGAGGACGGTTTCGAGGGCTTCGTCGGCGCGGTCGATGAGGCGGATGATGGCGTTGATCTGGCCGCGCTCGGTGGTGGCGTCCATGACTTCCGCGGGGTTGAAGGCGACGCGGCCGCGGGCCTCGGCGGGCAGGGCGTCAATCACGGTGCGGGCCTCGGCGAGGGCATCCTGGATCCGGTTGCGCTCGCGCTCGGCCTCGGTGGGATCGATGGCGAGGTTGCGCTTGGTCTCGCGGAGCATGAGCACGGTGGAGGCGAGGCGGTCGCGGAGGCGGTTGTAGAAGGCGGCGCGCTCGTCGGGGCCCTGGGTCATGCGGCGGGCGATGGCTTCTTCGAGGCGGAGGACGCCGGAGGTGGAGAGGGCCATGGTCGTATCTCCCCATTGTTTGGCGGCGTCCATGGCATCGCGTTGGATCTGGTTGTATTCGTCTTGGGGAACCAGTTCAGGCGAACCAATGGCGTCGGCATCGAAAACCGCCAGTGATCGAACAGGGTTTACTCCAAGGAATCCGGCAGGGCGTTCCATAAGGATTGCGGCTTTGAATCCGGCGGCCATCAAAACATCTGGATCCACTGCGGACCAGTCGAGGGAACCTTCGCGGACTGAGGTTTCGGCGTTCATTAGGAAATCCTCGCCGTTCCCGTCTTCGGTTTCCACCGGGCGGACTCTTTCGCGGTGGTCGGGATCTGATAGGTTGAAGACTTCCTCGGGATCGAGGTCGAGGGGCATGCGATAAAGGGCGCGGCCATATCCGGCGGCGTAGCGTTTTCCTTCGTCGGAGTCATCGGTGAGGAAAATGCCGCCGGAGTCTGAGCCGGATTTGCCGCCGTGTTTGAGGCGGCCGCCTTCGAGTTCCACGGGGCCGCCATGATACCAGGTGCCGCCTTTGGAGTAGGATCCGTCTGGAGCCAGTGAAAATGTTGATGGGCCAGCAAGCGACATGGACTCCGGGCCGGTGGAGGCGGTGCCTACCTCTTGGGCTTGTTGTCCGCGATCACTTCCTTGACTGCCGCGTCTCCGGCCTTGCGGATCATTTCGGCGAAGGTTGTTTCGGACGGCTTGGAGGGTGTAGCCTGAAATGGTTTCATTGGTCCTGGCATAACGGTAGCCGGCTTCTTTGGCACGGGCCAGCATGTAAAACCAGCGAGCCGCTTGCAAGGCGGAATTTTCCAATTTGATGCCGAATTGGGCTTCGAATTGGCGATTGAAAGCGCTGGCGAATCGTTGGAAAATGGTGTGTTCGTCTTCGTTGACCGGCAGGCCATCGGCGGTCTTGAACATTTCCGGGAAGTAGCTGCGGATGAAGCGGCTTTCCCAGATGTCGGTGGTGGTGTAGCGGTGATCGCCCAGGGTGTTGAGGGTGTAGGCACCTACTTTCTGGCCGAAGATGAACATGCGAGGGATGAGATCGTCCTGGCCGGTGGCTTCCATGACGACGCGGCGGATGTTGCCGATGCCTCCGACATCGCCGGCGTAACCCATCCGGCGATTGAAAGCGTGGAGTTCCTTGGTGGTGACGGGTTCCTGGAGGAAGGAAACGACGGCACCCCAAGAACCTTGTTCGCGGAACAGGCTCTCGACGGCGTGAAGGCTGAAGATTTTGGTGGCACCGGTATTGCTCCGCAGCTTGAACGGACCCGGGCCGGTCATGCGGTTGCCGGTCTTGGGGTTTTTCTCCAAGGTAAGGGACAGTAGGGAGCCTTCCTTTAGCCACAGATCGATGAGTTGGACGGCGTCCGCCATGTTGCCATCCAGGGGAGTGGAGGGTGAGGTGAGGCCGGTAAAGAGGCGGAATCCGGTGAAGTGGTCGTCGTCGAAGTTGCTGAATGTTTCGTCGAGGATGCGGCGCGTGTTTTTCCAGTCTTCGTTGTAGTAGTTGAGGAATTTGGGGTTGTTGCGGATCCACTCGGCAATGTCATCGACGGCACGCCTGGCGGCTTCGTTGATGTTGCGGGTGCTGGCCTTGAGGTTTTGGCCGGCGAGTTTCATCATTCGGGGCCAGAACTTGGTGAAGAAATCGTCCTCGGCGATTTTTGCGGCCTGCTCGGTCTCGCGGGCAATGGAAGTGGCGCGGCCGATGGACATGGACTCCGGGCCGGTGGAGGCGGTGCCGTAGAAGGGTTTGCCGTAGGAGATGGATGCGTCGAGGGCGTCGAGCATGTCGGCGGGGGTGTCGAAGTCGAAGCCGTCCGCGGAGATCGATCGCCGGATGAGGTCGAGATCCTCCATGGTTCCGACGGGGAGGAAGTAGGCGTTGGCCTCGTTGGTGCGGTCGATGGCGCGGCCTTCCTTGGTGCGGCGCTTGGTGGGTTTCTTCAGCGATTCCCAGATGCGGCGGACTTCGCCGGCGAGCGGGTGGCCATTGGAGCGGAGGGTCTCGGGGTGGGGGAGGCGGCCGCGGAGGGTTTCCGAGATTTCCGGGAATCCTTCGAGGGCCTCGGCGGCGAGTTGGTCTTCGTGCTTCTTGAGGAGGCGGCGCTCGCGGGCCTCGGGGTTGAGGCCGATGGCGTCGGTGACGTAGCGGCGGAGGCGGTCCGGGACGTAGCCGGCATCGAGGGCGGAGCGGAATTCGGCGGCGGTCTGGAGGTCGCGGGCTAGGTCGATGGAGGCGGATTGGAGAGCGGCCTGGATTTTGATCCAGCGGGCGACGGTTTCGGGGAGGAGGCCGGAGTTGACTTCGGAGAGAAGGACGCCGCGGGCGAGCTTGGAGAATGCCTCGATGAGTGGGACCGGGTTGGCGGGATCGTATTCGTAATCCGGGGCGATGAGGCGGGAGCCGGAGGCGGCTTGATAGTCGCGGACGTTTTCCAAAAGAATCTCGGGATCGATGAATCCTTGGTCGATGGCGTCGCGGACGTTGGCCTCGGCGAAGTCTTCGGTGATGTCGCCGATGTCGGCGCCGCGGAAGAGTTCGACGGTCCAGCCGACCACGCGATCGAGGACGCGGGTGGAGTAGGTGCGGGCCTTGACGACGGTGTTGCGGAGGGTGTCGGCCGCGGCGGCGGGGGTGAGGCCTTCGTCGAAGATGAGGACTTCCACCCGGGCCTTGAGCCATTGGAGGCGGGTCTGGGCGGATTCGAGTTTCTCGCGGGCCTTGGTGGTCTGGGCGGGGGTGGTGGCCTTGCGGAGGTCCGCCTCGGCGGTCTTGGCCTGCTGCTCGGCCTCGGATTGAACGGTGTGGAGGGTGAGGGACTTGGCGCGGGAATCGACGACGTTGACGGATTCTCCGGCTTGGCCTTCGTCGGTCTGGAAGTCGAGGAATTCGTCTTCGGCGGCGGTGCGGATGTTGTCGAGGTGGGCCTCGTCCTGCTGGCGGGACCAGTCGCGCCAGGCGAGGAGGGCGTCTTCCTCGGTATCGTGCCGGGACTCTGCACCGGTGACGGGATCGGTGAAAACGAAGGAGGTTTCCTCGGTGAAGTCGTTTCGTTCGTTGCGGATGACGGGCAGGCCTGCGGACTTGAGGGCCTCGTTGCGGGCCTTGAGGATCTCGATGGCGGCCTTGCGCTCGGCTTCGAGGCGGGCCTTGCCTTCGGGCGTCTGGTTGTCGGGGTTGGCCTCGGCGAGATCGACGTAGGCGGCGGCCTTCTGCGCGGCGGCGTCCGGGTTTTTCTCGGCGGTGACGACGACGTCGCGGATCTGGTCCTCGGTGAGACCGTGGGCGCGGAGGAAGGTTTTGTTGCGGGCGAGGCTGGCGCCGTATTTGAAGTGGTTGAAGGAGGCCCCGGCCCCGGCGATCATGGCGAAGGCGGAGACGGCCAAAAGCGTTTCCTGCTGCTCGGGGCCTGCGGCGGTGAGCCAGTCGGTGAAGTAGCGGTTCCAATCGACGTTTGGCTTGAGGCCGGAGAGATCGGAGGCGAGGGATTGGACGAAGAGGTCGGTGGCTCCCTGGGCGGCTTCCTCGGGGTATTCGGTGGCATAGGTGGCGGCGGCCCCGGCGGTGAAACCGAGAGCGGCGCGGCCTGCGGGCGAGGCGACGCCGAAGCGGTTGAGGAGGTTGGTAAAGGTGGGGAGTTTCCCCAGCATGATTTTGACGCCGATGCCGGTGGCAAAGGTTTCAATCGCCGTCTGAGCGATGCCGGAGATGGTGGCGGCGTTGGTGCGGAGGCCTTCGTCGGCCGTTGGGTTTTCGGTGGTGGCGCGTTGGATGGAATCGCCGGCCATGGTTTGGGCAATCACAGCCTGCCCGATGGGAGTAAATATGGCCGGAGCCATCCATGCGGAGGGGCCGGCGGCAAGGGCGGCGCGCGCAATGAAGGGATCGGTGGCCTGGCGGAGGTTGACGGCATTGCCGAGAATGGCGGAGTAAAGTTCGCGGCGGCGCTGGATGTATTCGGTTTCCTTGTCGGAAGTGGCGGCGAAGGAGTTGGGGTCGAGACCTACGCCGCGGACAACCTGACGGGCTTGGGACTGGGTGGCTTGGACGATGGCGGAGGCGGCGGTCTTGGTGCCGCGGGCGAGGGAGTCGCCAAGGCGGGAGATGAGGGAGCGGTTGACGTCCGGGTTGTTGGAAAGGACGTTGGAAAGCATGGCCATGACGACGGCGCGCTCCTTGGGGTTGTCCGGGAGGGACTTGGTCCACTCGTCAAGCTGGAGAACGAGGTCGCGCTCGGAGTTCTGTGCGGCCTTGGACTGTTCCACGCCACGGGCGATCTGTTCCACAAGCGGGCCGTGCTTGCGGAAGAGGCGGGAGATTTCCCGGTTGGAATCATCCCACTGCTGGCGGACAGCGGAGCGGTGGCGCTCGGGGATGGTTTTCAAGAATTCCTCGCGCTCGGCCTTGGTGGGCGGCTGGTAGAGGGAGCGGCGGCCTTGGGCGGCGGAGGTGGTGGCGGTGTTCTGGATGGACTCGCCAAGTTTGCCGATGGTGGCAAGCTGGCGTTCGAGGATGGAGGTTAGGGCGGCGGAGGTTTTTTGGGCGGTGGCGTCGTCTTCCTGGAAGCGGGAGCGGATGGCGGAATAGACGGCCTTGTCGGTGACTTCTCCCTGGATGCCGAGGACGGTGCGGGCGTATTGGTCGCGGATGTCGGAAAGGTTTTCCGGGGCGATGGACTGGCCGGTGAGGGCCAAGAGAAATTGGTTGTTGATGGCGCGGGCGGTGAATTCCTCGGGGTCTTGCTCGGCCTTGGCGGCGGCGTCCAGGGTCGCCCATTGGTCGGGCTTGAGGACTTTGGGGAGTTGGTCGAGGCCGGAGTAGGCGCGGCGGAATTCCTCGTCGCGTTGCTTGGCGGCTTGGGCGGTGTAGGTGGGAAAGAGCGGGAGGCCGCGGGTCTTGCGGGCGTCCACATACTGGCGGTAGATTTCGGAGTAGTGGGCGCGCGGGACGGTGCCGTCGGGGAGCGGGGTGTCGAAGTCGGGCGGCGGGTTATTGAGGAGTTGGCCGGCGGAATAGGCGGAGGCCTCGGCGTCCGGGGCGGAGGGATCGAAAGTGGAGAGCATGGTGGGTCAGCGGGTGGCTTCTTCGGCGATGCGGAGGTTGGCGTCGATGATGGGGTCGCCGGTGGTTTCGCCCATTTTCAGAATTTGGCCGGGGTTGGCGGGATCGTAATTGGGGATTAGTTCGGGAGCGGAAACCTTGTCGGGGGTGAGAGGCATGTTTTCAACGGTGCCGCGGGCTTCGCTCCATGCCTCGCGGAGGGCGAATAGGCCGTTGAGTGCCTCGGTGTTGGTGCGGGGCTTGTTGGCGCGGAACCAGGCGTCCTTGGCATCCGGCCAGGTGGCCTTGGCAAGGTCGAGGTTTCCGGTGTCGATCGAGACGACGGCGAAGTCGAGGGTGGGGACGCCGGCGAGGCCGGTGAGCTTGCCGTCCTTGGTGTAGATCGGTTTGCCGCCGATCTGGCGCGCGGCTCCCTCGGTGAGGTCGAGGGTTGGGCGTTGGTTTTTCTTCCAAACCCATTCGGCGGTGCCGAGGTCGACGACGGGGAAGGAGTGCATGGAGCCATCCGCGGCGCGGACGATGGTGCGGGCATTCTTGGAGAGCCATGCCTTGTCACGGCCGGGGAACTTGGCGGCGAGGAGTTTTTGGGGAATGGCTGCGCCTTCCTTGCCTCCGGGGCCGGTGGCACCACCAAAAGCGGATTTGCCGTTGTCTGCCGGATCATTGGGGCCGCCGAAGACAGTGGCCGCGGCTCCGGTGTAGGGGACTCCGGGAGGTTTCACCGACTGGCCGCCGAAGGTGCCGAGGACTTTTTGGTAGGTGCCTTCGGGATCGAAGGGGAGGTTGGCGGGCTTGGAGAATGAAATGTCTGGCAGGGGTTTCCTGTCCTTGAACGATTTCTTGAGGGCCTCGTAAGCGGTGTTGATCTGGTCGAAGGTGGCCTCGGGCGGCATGGTGCCGAGTATCTTGCGCCACTCCTCGGTAAACTGGCCGCGCAAACGCCAGGCCTTGTCATATTCCTCGCGGTTGATGGGAGTGATGGGCGCGGTGGAAGGGTCGTTGTCGTGATCGACAGGGAAGCGGTATTTGCCGAAGTCGCCGCGGGTGAAGTCGGTATCGATCTTGGAGAAAAAGGATCCTTCGGTTTTGCCTTTGGGGGTGTCCGATGTGGCGGGGTTGAGGCGGTCGTTGAGCTTGGAGTTGAGGACTTGGATGGCGGACTTGGGAAGGGCTTGGCTGGCGATCCATGAGCGAAGGTGCGCGAGGCCGCGGCCGGAGGGATCGGCGGCGGGGTCGTAGGTCATCACCTGGGTGTAGGTTTGCTCGTAGATCGCATCGTCGTGCGGGGGCTCGGCCCCGGCGGCTTTCTCCCGGATCTGGGTGAGCCAGCGGGCGTGGGTGGATTTGTCGATCTGGCCGGCGGCCTCCATCTCGGCGAGGTCTTCGGGCGTGGGATCGCTGCCGGAGATGATGATGTCGTTGGTGAAGTCGGAGCGGTAGCGGTTGGCGCTGCGCTCGGATTCGGAACGGAGGGAATCGAGTTGCTCGGGGGTGAGGTCGGGATCGGAGAAGGTGGGGTCGTTGAGGCGGCGCTCGGATTCGAGGGGGTTGGAGGCGATGGCCTGCTTGTAGGTAAGGTAGGAGAGATCCGCGTAGGCGCGGCGGCGGGCCTGTGCAACCTGCTCGGGGAGGGCTGTGCCGGTTTTTGCCCATCGGTCGAGGGCATCGTCCGCGGCGGCGCGGTTGCCGTGCTGGATGGCGGAGTCGATTTCGTTGGAAAGGGCGAGGGCGGCGCGGCGTTCCTCCAGGACGGCGGAGTCGCGGGCGACGTTGATGAAGGCGGTGTTGGCGAAGTGGCCGAAGCGGTTGGTGAGTTCGTCGGCGACGGCGGGGGGATCGTCCGCGGAGATGAGGGAGTTTTGCGCGGAGGCGAGCCAATCGCGGGTGCGCTGGATGCGGGAGGCGGGGTCGTGGTCTTTCTGGAGGTCCAGTTCGAAGGCGGACCACTCGGCGGCGAGTTTCTGGTTGCGCTCGGAGATGGTCCGGGCGTTGGTGATTTTCTGAATCTGGATGGCCGTGTCGTGGAAGGTTTCACTCACGCCGGCGATGGCGTTGGCGATCTTGCCGAGGCCTTCGGCGGGGGCGGCCATGGCTCCCGCGGATACGGTGGGGGCGTTGATGGCTTGGCCGTTGAGATTGGGGATGTCTGGGAGGCGGATCATTGGACGCGGGGATAGAGGCCTTGGTAGGAGCCTTCCTGATACTGGCCGAAGGCGGAGCCTAGCCCGGAGATCGCGGTGCCGATCATGCCGAGGCGGGCGGAGGAGGCGGCTTGTTCTCCTTCCCATAGGGCCATTTGGCCTTTGGCGCGGAGGGATGCGGCCTGCATGGCGGCGGCGCGGGCTGCATCGGCGATTTCGAGTTCGAGGCGGCCGGCGGCTTCGCCTTGGAGGAGGAGGGCGGAGCCGGTGGTGGTTTGCACGCCGGAGGCGGTGAGGCGGGTGCGGAGGGAGGCGAGAGCGTCCCGGTTTTGAATCCGGCGACGCTTGATCTGCTCGGCGGTCTCGCGTTCGAGGTTGTCGGCCTCGCGGCGGGCTAGGAGGTTGTTGTAATCGGCCGCGGCTTCGGCGGCTTCGGCCTGCTGGTTCTGGGCGAAGATGGAGAAGCCGGTGGAAACGGCGGTGCCGAGGAGTCCTAGCAGTCCTATAATCATGGCAGGGGAAAGGGTTTGGCTCCCCCTGGTCGCGCCGTGGGGAACCATGGACGGAACCAACGGCGTTTCAGGCACCCGGAAACCCAAACCGGGAGGCGTGTGAGGCGGGAGCGCATGGCTAACGATGCGCGCGCGGGGGCGAGGGCGGGGAGTGAAGTGTGGAAGCCGCGTAAAGGGCTATCGCCCCACGCGGTGGGGGTTAGCGTTCGTGGACTTGGAAGCGGAGGACGGCGGAGCGGAGGGTGAAAGGGAAGGGGGAGGTGTGGGTGAGACGGAAGGCTAGGTCGGTGACATGGCCGGGATCGGGGACGGTCTCGGTCCAGCCGGTGGTGAGGGAATCTTGGGCGCCTTTGATCGGTTGGGCATCGGCCTCGGTGCGGTTCCAGATGGAGCCGCCGCGGGATTGGTAGAGGGAGAGGCGGAGGGAAGAGACCCGCTTGTCGCGGGCCTGGGTGGTGCCGTCCTGGGCTTGGAGGTCGATGGGTAGCGAGACGAAGCGGGAAGAGATTTTTTTGCCGATCGCCCAAGGCTGTGAGGTGATGGCTTGCGTGGAAATGCCGGTGTAGTTTTGGGTCGTTTCGGTGGTTTCGTTTAGCAGGCGGGTGATTCCGGTGGTGCGGAGGTGGCTGGGGATGGAAATGGTGACTCCGGTGCCGTAGGTGCCATCGAGGTGGAAGAAGCCAGCGCCGGCTTCCTGGGCGGCGAGCCAGTCGGCGGGGAAGCGTTCGAGGTGGGTGGTGGAGCCGCGGAGGACAAGGAAGAAGACATGATCGTCTCCATCGTCCGAGGGGACCACGGCGCAGTGCAGGAAGGTGCCGCCGGTGGTGGTGTGTCGGGACCATGCGGCGACGCGCTCGGGACGGTTGTAGGCGAAGTGGAGCAGGGTGCCGGTGCGGGTGACGGCCCAGAGGGCGGGCTCGCGGGTTTGCTGCCAGGCCATGGCGGCGATGCCGTCCCGGAAGAGGTGCTCGGCGAGGCGGGTCAAATCGACGGCATCATAGGAACCGCGGGAATCGTCGTAGGCGAGTTCCCGGAGGCGGCGGCCTTTGCGTTCGAGGAAAAAGGTGGCGTCCCGGGCGATGAGCGGTTGCGCGGTGTGGGTGCCGTAGGCGGTGTATTGGCGGGCGAGGAAGTTGGAGGGAGTGAGCGGTTGATCGCTGGTTTCGGATCCGACGGCCCATTCGCCGAATTTGGTGCCGATGAAAAGGCGGCGCTGGGAAGCAAGCCAGCGGATGGGCGAGGAGTTTGAGAGGGCAAGGGTGGCGGCAATGGCATCGTCCGCCTCGGTGCCGGTCTCGAAGTTGAGGAAATCATCGGAGGCCGAAAGCCAGAGGGAAACGGGCTGGGAGGCGGTGCCGGCAAATACGAGGCGGCCTTCATGGAGGGCGATGGCGCGGGGGAAGCCGTCGCGGGAATTGAAGGGACACTCGGCCCATTTGTAGGTGTTGCCGCTGAGGAGGGCGGTGTGGGCAAAGCCGGTCATTTCGTCGGCGTTGACGTAGTTGTCGAGAAGGGCGTAGCCGGTGACGCTGGGTAGCTCGGGAGCAAGAACTCCGCGCGGGGTGGTGGCGCTGGTGGGATTGGAACCGGTGGAGAAAAACTTGAGGCGAAGGAGGACGGGCTCGTCCTCGATGCCGGAGTCGGCGATGTTGCGGTCAGCATCGGATTCCCATGAGCGGATAACGGTCCAGGTTTTGGCGTTGTTGGCGCTGCGCTGTAGTTGGAAAATCCCGCGCCAAGTGCCGTAGGTGGTGAAGTTCCAACCTCCTTGAACGGCGATGGCTTCGGAGGCTTGGCCGTCGAAAGCGGCTTGGGCGGTGATTTCGGTTTGGAAGTCCTGCTCGTCGCGCTCCGGGGAGATGCGCATGTAGAGGCCGGGGGAGAAGTTGTCGGCCTCGAATTCCTCGACCATGCGGGAGACTTCGATCCAGTAGTCCTCCCAATCGACTCCGGCTCCTGGGCGGGTGTTGAATTCCGGGAAGTGGTCCAAAATGCACTGATAGACGCGGCCGCGGCGGGAAACCTTTTGGCCGGCGATGTATTGGGTGCCGGTGTATTCGATCCAATCAGGGAGCGGGAGGTCGGATGTGAAGTTGTAAAAGACGGACCAGGCATCGGTCCAATCAACTCCCACTCCGGGCTCGTAGTTGGTATCAGACGACAGGTGGTTGAGGAGGCACTTGTAGATGATGTTGTTGTGGTGCCAGCATTCGTCAACGTTGATGGCTCCGTAACTTGAGGACCATTGTGGCACCAGGAGCCAAGGTTCATCAGTTGGGTGGGATGAGGAATTATCGTCGTTTGGATCAATACCGGAAACAATTCCAGTGGATCCGGGGCTGGTGTCGTTCGTGGCGTGAACCGCTAGACAGTAAGCGACGGAAGTGGAACCGGGAGACCAGTAAGTCATATTCACCATGTCTCCGACCGCATATTCGGTGTAGGTGACGCCTTCCCACGCGACTTGCTCGCGGTCGTCGGAAAGGATGGTGATGGGATCGCCTTCGACGTAGAACTTGCGTTTCCAAAAGTCGCGCCAGTCGGTGCCGGAACCGGGTTTGTTGTCAGTGGAGTTGGCAGTGTGATCGGCGGTGCATTCCCATTCGCAGTTGGTGAAAACGACGTCTCCCGATTGATAGTTTTCGCCATTTGCCCAATCCGGGGCGACGGGATTGGAAGCGACGGTGAGGGTTTTGGTTTTGTTGGTATTCTCATCCTTCATCGGGGGGCGGGTGAAGGGAATGAAACGGGTGGTCCAATCGGTATCTGCGACGCGGCGGAGGCGAATGGGGAAGGTGCCGGGATGGACGATGAAGGCGACGTCGTTGAGTTGGACGGTTTGGATGGCGCGGAGTCCGTTGTTCCATGCGGGCGAGGGCCAGACGTAGTCCACCATGAAGAGGGCGGTGTCCTTTTGGGTGCCGTTCAGGTCGTAAACCCGGATGATGTCGGGCGCGAAGTGGATGAGGTATTGGTCGCCGGTGGAGGCGACAAAGGGCAGAAGGTGGCAGTTGACGCCGCCGGGATTGGTGGTGGCAAGGAGCCATTGGAGCCCGGGGCGTTTGATGAGGCTGCCGTAGGGGGAGAGAAGGAAGTTTTCGCAGAGTTCGGCGCCGGCCGGGATCTTGTCGAGGTCGATGCGGTGGCGGGCGTAGGGGGTGACTTCGCCGGTGTTGAAGGATAGGAGGGCGGAGTGCATGGGGAGCAGGGAGATGGGAGCGGGGAGACGCGAGGTAAGAGGGTTACGAATCTTCGGCTATGGCGGGGAGGGATGCGCCGCCGTAGGGCGGGGCGGTGCTGCCGAATCGGGAGGTGACCAGGCCGGAACGGGCAGCCAGCGCGCGCGGGCCGTGGTTCTCTTTGGAGCGGGTCTCGCGTGCGTCGCGGGAACGGGCTTGGCCCAGGGCGATTTGGGAGCGGTTGAGGAGGCCGGCGGCAAGGTTCTGATCGTCCGAGAGGAGCGGGGCGAGACGGTGGGCGAGGAGGTAGGCGACGGCGTCGGCAAAGGTGACGGGCCAGGTGGAGACGTCGGCGGAGTTGGAAAGGTAGTGGATGACGGGGGCGTCTTCGTTTTCCCCGGGAAGGAGGAGGTGGCGGCCTTGGATTTCCCACTGGTTGAGCGGGGCGTCGAGGTCGGTGGTGTCGATCTGGATGACGCGGAGGCAGTCGTCCGGGAGGTTGAAGGCGGAGCCGTAGGCGGGGGCAAAGACGGTGGAGGTGGAGGTGCCGCCGGAAAGATTGGTGGCGGCGACGGTGGCGACTACGCCGGTGCCGTCGGATGCGCCGTAGTTTTCAGCGGTGACGAGGAGGGAGGCGGCGAAGTCCGCAGTGGTGGCGGCGATGATGTCTGCAGCGGTGTTGGCGATGGTGCCGGCAAAGTCCGGGGTGCCCGCTGCCGGGGCTGTGGCATTCCATGTTGTGACGAGATCCGGGCTGAGAACGTCGTCAGTGGAATACCAATTTGCGGTAGGATGGCCGGAACTGATAAACCATTGAGAGCCGTTCCAAAAGACATCGCACATATCTTCTGGTCCGAATTCCTGGCGGTAGTAGGGTTTGCCTGCCAACAAGCCTTCCTGCAAAACCATTTCCGTGAGCAGGTAGGGAGTGCCATCAATGGTAAGAGATCCGGAGTTGGTGATGGTGGAAGGGAAACCGGGCGGGGTGACGGTGATGGCGTTCAGGGAAACGGCGATTGCGATTTCGTCGGTGGTTTCATCCGCCTCGGCGATCTCGACGGAGATTTCGTTTCCGGAGGGACCGGCGGCGACGGCGGTCCAAAGGATGGCGTTGTTGTCGCCTTCGGCTCCGGTGGTGAGGGTGGCGCTGGTCTCGACTACTGGGACGGCGGTGAGCCGGGAGCATTTGGTGGCGAAGCTCCAGACATGGCCTTCGATGAGGGTGTCCCGGGCAATGGGAAGATGAAGGCGGACGGCGGCGGCGGTGGTGCCGTTGTCGGTGGCGTAGTCGGTGAGAAGCGGCTCGCCGAGCGCGGAGAGGGCGAGGTTTGCAACGTCCGTGAGGGTCATGGGTAGAGGATGCGGGCGCGCGGGAGAGGTGTGGGAGTGAAGCGGGGAAGCCGAGTAAAGGGCTATCGCCCCACGCGTTAGAAAAAAGCCCCGGACGCTGGGGAGCATCCGGGGCTTGGGGTTGGGGGTGGCAGTTGCCAACCGGCTACGGCTCAGATTTTGGCGTAGTAGGCGATGGCGAACTCGATGACGGTTTCGACGACGGAGGTGGAGGTCATCACGGTGGCGACGATGTCCTCGCCGGAGACGTGCTCCAGGTCGGAGGTCATGGCGAGCGGGGCGGTGCCGGATTCGTCGAACGGGACGAGTCCGCCGGTGGTGCCCGCGGTGGTAAGCGCGAGGGCGTCGGCGAGGGCGTCGGTGTTCGAGGTGGGGCCGACGTCGAGGGTGAGAGCCGTTCCGGGATCGGTGACGGGATACACCCAAGAGAGTTCCGGGGCATAGCGCGCGCCGGCCGGGATCAACTCACCGGGGACAAGCGTGAGCGTGTCGTTGACGGTGGGAGTGGCGGGGCAGGTCACACGGCCGCGGATGAAGACGGGCATGGCACCGCTGGCAAGGGGAGCAAGCGGGGCGCGGCCGTCGGTCTGGGCGGTCGTGTGGGCGGAGGCGATGTTGGAATTGGTGTTGGCCATGGTGGTTTGTTCCTTTCGTTAGTGGTTGGTGGTTATGGCCGATCAGACGAGGCAGTTGATCTGCACGACTTTTTCCTCCTGCTCGCGGCCGGCTCCGATGCTGTATTGCGTGAGGAACTGGATGGCGTTGGAGAGGTCCGGGCGGCGATCGACAGTGGCCTCGATGTCCTGCCAGATGCCGAATTCGAGGGCGCTGGAGACGTAAAGCGGAACTTTCTTGCCGGAGACGTTGCCGCCGGCACCGGCGACGGTGGCGGTGGGGAGTTCGTTGTAAACGACGAAGTTGACGGCTCCCCAGCGGGTGAGGAATCCCTTGTCGTTGTAAACGGGCGGGCCGCCGAACTCGGTGGAGAAGAGGCGGTCCCCGCTGGCGCGGTTTGCTTCCTGACGGAGGCGGGCTTCTTCCTTGGCATCGATGACGCACCAGAGCATTTCGCCCATGGCGGCGACGTCCTCATTCCATGCCTCGGCGGCGGAAAGAATGCGGATGCCTTCGATGAGTTTGGGGGCGGTCATGCCGCTGTCCGTGTCGCTGCCGGTGTAAACGTAGTCCACGGGCACGATCTGGCCGGATGGAAGGGCGGTGGGAGTGGTGCTTCCCTGGGTGCCGACATGGGCATTGCCGAGGAGTTCGCCGATGATCACGTTGTCGCAGCGGCGCATGTAGGCGCGCTGGTGGGCGGTGATGATCTGGCCGGCACCGAGGATGCGCGGGGCGAGTTTCCGCTCGTCGAACTTGGATTCGAAGGTGGGAAGTTGGAATTCGCGCGGGAAGTAGAAGCGGCCGTCGACGTCGATCTCCTGCACGGCGACTTTCTTGAATCTTTGGCCCGTGATCTCTTCATCGTCCAAAGTGCCGACAAAGGCGATCTCCTTGGAGATGCCGGTGAGGCCGCGCTGGACGTTAACGGTTTTCATGAGACGCGAATCCTTTTGCTGGACGACGTCCCTGAACGAATCCGCGAATTGGTCGCGGAAGTAGGTGGGAATGGTGGGAGTGGACATAAGATGATGGAGTTGTGGTTAATGGAGGCGGTGGTGTTCCGGCTCGATTGTCCGCGCGGGCGGGTCGGGGCCATGCCCATTCCAGGGCGGGGCGCTCGATGCACGGCGGGGCTCCATCGGAGTTGTCCCTGTGAAACTGAGGCGGGGGTATGGTGCGGCGGGTGGTAGGAAAATTGGAATTGGAGGGGGGAAGAGTGCTGGAAGAGTGCCGCGTGATCAGTGAGCGGTGATCAGTGGAAGAGAAAAAAACGCCCGGAGGGCTGGGGAGCCGTCCGGGCGTGGTGATGGTGGTGGGGATTACTGCGCGGCTTGTTCGCGGAGGGTCTTCATGTGCTCGAAGACTTTGAGGCGATCGGCGTCGTTTTTGGAGTTGAGGAGCGGGGACCATTGGGGGTCGCGGCCGCCTTGGATGTCGGCGATCTTTTGGGCCGGTGAGCGGAGGTCGCCAAAGCCGGGAGGGGTGACGCTGCGGTCTTCGCTGGTGAGGCGAGAGACCTGGAGCATCATGCGGGCGAAGGCGGGATCGTTGGCGAGGTGGGCGACGGCCGCGGGATCGACGCCGGCGGATTCGGCGAGCTTGGTGGTGAGGTGGCGGACGGTGGAGGCGTTTTGCTGGAAGTCGGATTTCCACTCGGCGACGAGGGCGTCCTGGGCTTCTTTCTGGGCCTTGGCGGCGGCGGCCTGCTGGTCGCCGAGGCGCTTGCCGAGGATGGTGTTGAATTCATCGACGATGCCTTTCACCACGGCGGGCGGGGCGTGGAGGGCGTGGGCCTTGGCGGCAATGGCGTTGGCGAGGTCCGCGTCGAATTGCTCGGCGGGGATGTTGAGGGCCTCGGGGGTGAGGCCGTAGCCGTCCGGTTTCTCGGGGACTCCGGCGGCCTTGCGGAAGCGATCGACGGCGCGCGGATCGGCGGCGGCGGGATCGGCGGGGTATTCGACGCCGTTCTTGCGGAAGTAGTCGAGTTCGGTGATGAGGGACTTGATGTGCTTGTGCTTGCCGAGGTCGGCCGCGTGCGGGGCGAATTCATCGCCGAGGGAGAGGAACCAGTTTTCGCCAAGAGTGCCGTCGGGGTTGATGGCGGGGGGTGGTGGGGGTGGCGTGCTGGCCGGTGGGGTGGCGGGGGCTGCGGGCGGAGTGGCCGGTTGTGCGGGCGTGGAAGCCGGCGCCGGTGGTGCTTCGGTGGTCATGGTTTGGTGGTGTTGGTGAGAGAGGCGAGGCGGGCGCGGGCTTGCTCGGTGGCCGGGTTGTCGGCGTGGAAGGTGAGCATGAAGTGAATGCGCTCGGGGGTGCCGGCGTAAAGTCGGAGGAATTCGTCGTCGGGATCGTGGGCGGCGGCGTAGGCGAAGTAATCAGCCCCCTTGCTTCCGAGGACGTCGCACTTTGGCGGGCGGGCCGCCGGTGACGGGAGGTTTTCCGTCGGTGGGGGTGGACCCGTGGGCGGTGCGGGCTTCTTCGAGGTGGGCTTCGATTTCGAGGACGATGCTTTTGCGTCCGTCGCGCCAGAGGGCGTCATTGGGGTTTCCGCCGGGGGTGTAGGCGGGGCGCCGGGTGCCGGCGGCGGTGTGTAGGGATCTGAGGATGATTCGGCCGGCGGGAGATTCGAAGGTGGTGAGGAGGGCTTCGAGGTAGTCGCGGCGGGCTTGGGCTGCTTTTTGGTTGGCATTTTCGGGGTCCATGGTTGGTGGGCTTACTGCGGCAGCATGGCGGCGGCGCGGGCGGCTTGGTCAGGTCCGCCGAGGTTGCGGATTCCCTCGGTGGCGGTTAGGGCGGCTTGTGCCTGTGCTTGTGCTGCTTGGGCGGCGGCGATCTGCTGCATTTGCTCCGGGGTGCGGAGGAAGATGGTGGGCAGTCCCTTGGCGCGGAGGAGGTGGGGGGTGATGGTTTCCGGGTTGAGGGGCATGAGCCATGAGGGATCAATGGCGGCGAGCGGGGAGAGAACGGTGAGGATGTCGTTGAGCCCGGCAAGCTGGGATTGCTCCAGGGCGAGGGCCATGGCGGAGATGTATTCGACTTCCGGGTTCTCGATGAAGGGGCCGAGGTCGTCGCCCTGGATGACGGCGGCGGGGGGCTGGGGCATTTCGCCTTGGATGAGGGCGAGGGTGAAGCAACGGCGGAGGACGGGAGTGAGGAATTCCCGGACCATGTTGGAATAGATGGGGTGGAACAGTTCGCGGGATTCGCTGACGATGGCGGAGACTTGCGTCGCGGTGGCGTCGGGAGAGAGGCGGGAGATGGCGGAGAAGAGTTCGACGAAGAAGGCGTCCTCGATGGCGCGTTTCTTGTCGGCGGCGCGGTCTTTCCAGATGTCGTAACGGCCGGCGGTGAGCCACTCGCGCGGGGCGGCGTTTTCACCGGCGGCGGGATCGAAGGCGGTGAGGCCCATGGCGCCGAAGTCGATCTCGTCCTTCATTCCGGCGGGGTAGAGGATGCGCGGGAAGGCGGATACTTCGGCAAGGACGTCCTGCATTTGCTCCATGAAGTTTGCCTGGGCGGCCTCGGGGAGGGCGTAGTCGGCAGGGCCCCAGCCGTAGGGGGAGAGCGGGGTGGTTTGCCAGCGGGAGACGGCGATGGGGACGGAGTCGAAGCCGGAGTCGAGCAGGATGGAGGCGGTGGCGCAATGGATGTGGACGGAGGCGATGGGCTTGTTGGCTCCGTCGGACTTGCGCGGATCCCGGTCGGTGCGGGGGAGAATGCAGTGGAGGATTTTCTCGGAGGGCTTGTCGCGGGTCTGGGCGTCGTCGGCGAGCTTGCGGACGACGGGCGGGCAGGTGTCCTTGAATTGTTCGAGGAGTTGGGCCGGGGTGCGGTAGGCGGTGCGGAAGACGGTATCGACCTCGTCCAGGGAGTTCTCGGCGACGGAGAAGGTGCCGACTGGGAGGGAACGGAAGTGGAGGCCGCGGCCGTTGGCTCCGGCGGTGACTTCGAGGGCGGAGAGGCCGAAGCAACCGCGCATTTCGTAACACTCATAGGCGCGGTTGTAGAAGTTCGAGGTGCCGAGGAGGGTGATGAGCCGCTCGGTGCAAGCGGCATACCAGTTGAGGGCCTGCTGGTTCTCGGCGAGGCGGGCGGGGGGGCGGAGGACGAACCAGCGTCCGCCCATGGGAGTGATGCGCGCGGCCTGGCCGGTGGCGAGGATGCGCAGGGA